CTACTCACCTTCAGGCACCAAGCCTCCCTCAAACAACTCAGCCTCCTCTTCCCTGCGCCTCCTAAGGCCCTTGGAATTAGGCCACAAGCGAGTCATGGCGCGAAGCTGCTTGGGAATCTCAGAGTACTTCTTGCCTCCAAGCAGGAGTTGAATCTCAGCCATCTCTTTCCTCCGTTCTCCACTCAGGCTGGAGCCACGGTTGAAGACCAAGGAAACGAGCGCTGCTGCACAGTCTCCCGGCAAGTCCTGAAGGTGCGGGTAGATCCGCAGAGTCTTGAGATACCAAGAAGGAATCGTAACCTCTTTGAAAACAGCCAGTGCAGCCTCCCACGGCACAACCAAATGCCTGACGTGAGGAAGCCTGATCTTGGCGTCTTCTCCCTTGTGGCCTGAGACGCTGACCAGCAGTGCCAGTGTGGCTGCGTCCAGATGGGGTTTCCAAGCCCTTGTAGTCTCAGTCGCAGGTGTATGGCCTAGATCCCAGCCAACACCGATTGTGATGCCGCTCTGCTCCCCGGGCCACTCTGGGTGTTTGTCGTAGTAAGACTGTCCTCCAGTCTCCCAGTTGATAATGGCCTTGATGCCCTTTTCGGAGAGGTTCATTTCTTAAGGCTTTTAATCGTCTCGATGATCTTTAGAGACGTAAAGATGGCTGCAAGTAAGCAGCTTGCAATCCGAATCCACTGCTCCGCCTCACTCAACGAAATGGCAATAGCGCTCACGTTGGCGAGGTTCACAAATGCCAGATCGAAGATGTGTCTTGAGCTAGACATAAGCGAGGAAAGTGGTGCCTGGGCCTGGCACTCTTGGGAGTCGTCCGTCGGCGTCATAAATGCCACTGTAGGGCGAAATCTTCGAAGGCGGAAGCCCATTTCCTTCAGTCGCGGCGGGTGGAAGAACTCGCTTTACGTTTGCGAGGATTTGCAGCCCTGCGGGAGGTGTTGCGCCGAGGTACTTTGCTTGCAGACCGGGAATTATTGGGACGGGTAGGACTGTCATTTTTAAGGTAGTATGAGATCCAGATGAAATTTAGTGACACACCGATGTTAAGGCACGTCTCTGAAGGAGCAGGTGTTGATAGCGTTAGCACATTCCAGAGTGCTCCGCAAACAGTGACTGTTGTAGCAGCCTTGCATAGGACCGCTGCCCAAGGCTTTTTCCAGATTGCGCTGTCAGGATGTCCAAAGACCCTGAAGACCAGATGAAGCGCAGAAGCCGCCAGAATGGCGTTAGCGGTGACGTTTATGAGTGTTGCTGCTGTCATCTGTGATGAGTTTGTTGCTGATCGTTTCAACTGCCCTGAGGCCACAGAAGCCTAACAGGAAGGCAGCAGCATAGGCGTACTGAGGTTCACCATCGAGGCGAGCCAACTTGAGGATCAGAGGCGTCACATAGTTTGCAGAGGCAGCTCCACCAAGCAGGCTTGCCAGAGTCCTCGGCAGATTCCTGCCGGCCTCTTTAGACGACATCAGCACAGAGCCAGCAAAGCCCGCCATGGCAAGTCCCAGGTCAACGCCTGCTTGTTTAAGTTCCTCAATCATTTTGAGTCAGTCGGCGGCTTGTGACTGGCCCCAAAATAGTACGACACCACCATCCCCCAGCTCGTCCCCAGCGATCCTAGCAACATCTGGAGTCCAGCGTTATCCCACAACTTTAGCACTCCGGTCATTAACGCGACAAGGATACCAAAGAACCCAACGGTAATGGTGAGCCCTAAAACTGCCGGAACATGCGAGCCCGTTTTAATCTGCATCGCCCTGGCACTTGCCCGGTCTTCTGCTGCCAGTTTCTCGGCGTCAATACCCAGTTCAGCCATCCTCGTCTTCAACTGGAGATCAGCGGCCTGTAAGGCGGCAATCTGCTCTGCTGTGAGGTTGCCTGATGTCAGGGCCTTTTGGACCTTGTCAGCAGTAGCATCAGACAAGCCCAAAACCTTTGCAGCCGCATCTACTGCGACACCCCCAAGCGGGCCTCCCAAAAGGTGAGCAATCGTAGGAATGATCTTCTTTAGAAAATCCATGAGCGTAACAGTGCCACTGCGGTGACTGTGATGGAAGGAAGAATGAAGTCCAACAGGCCCTTCAGCGTCCAAGCCCGGGACTCTAGGCCACCAAAGTACGGCATCAGGCTGCGTCTGCCATGGTAGTTCTGCTCTATGTTGCGATACTCAGCCTGAGCGTATTCCCTTCCCACGAAATAGAAGCTACCGGCAGCAGCACCAATCCACCAGTCACCGCTGGCAAGACCGATGATGGCTTGCAGGACAAGAGCGATGACTGGGTGGGCGAGGTGGTTCATGTTAGGACTGAGTTCCAACAACTGTGCCATCTGTATCGCTGGCAGGTGCTCCATTTTTGATTCTCAATCGCCCAGAACCATCTACCCACAACCTGTATCCACCCATTCTGGTTGCATTGTTCCAAGTGCCATTTCCCACCATTACCTCTCCACCGCTTGGATTCAAAAACAATGGTTTTGTAATAACTCCAGCCTCAATGGACTGTATTACAAAACAATCATTTACCGGGTCATATCCCCAGGCAGCTCGTTTTGCGTTGTTTGCAAAATCTTCAATGAATGTTGTTCCGTTACCTGAAACATCACCAAATACAGATACTAGATAAGATTGATTGGCAACTCCTGCTGTAAGTCTAGTTCTTCCAAAAATGTCGTGCGTATATGCTGGAGAGTTTTTATTGAACCCCCAAAGACCAGCTTTTACAAGACTTTGAAAGTTTGTCCCAACTGTATGATTTACTGCAAGTGTTGGAATAATTGCTGTTGCCGCAGATGCATTGCCATATACATATGCGTCTATTTGATTGGCTCCAGTAGTATTTACAGCATACCTATGGTTTGATCCATTGATCTGACAATCAATAGAAACGGAGTTAATGGCAGCCGCACTACTATCAATCAAAATAGCATCAGCAAGATTTAACCCAGCATTCGACGCTCCCTTGACTCTTAGATTTTTGAAATTACAAACACCAGTCTTAATGTAAAGACCATCGTAAGCTGGCGCATAAATTAAACAGTTTACATAGTCTATATTAAGGCCGGTGTCGTGCCAAAAGCCTCTAAATTCAGACAAATAAGAACAGCAGTTTGTAAAAGTTGAGTCTGTTCCGCCAACGTAAAATCCATAACCAGACCCTGCAACCAATGCATCCTTTTTGGTTTGCATTGCCTGACAATTAACAAACATACACTGCCCGCCTCCGCCAGTGTCTAAAATAAATCCGTTATAACTAGCATTGTCGATGCAGTTTGATACGACACACAAAGAAGCAGATCCGATGTCAATTCCACCACCCTGCTTGTCGCCAACACCGCAAAGAATTGTTTTTACATTGCTAATGGAAACATATTTTGGACTTCCAGCAATAAATGTGGATGTAGACGGAGTTGTGTATTTGGCAACAAAAATGCCATTTCCCCACGCATTGATAACTGTAATTCCATCAATGTTCGAGTAATCTGCCTGAACAAGTATTGCAGAACCAGCCCCAGCCTCTCCTCCATAAATCACAGGATTTGCAAAGGATTTTGTGTTTGCTTGTTGGTTTACAACAAAGTTTCCAAGCATGAATATCTTGGATCTAAAATCAAAGACTGGCGCAACAGCAGACCCTGATGCGGCATCATATAAAATGGTTGCCTTTCCATCTGCAAACCAAGTTTGCTCGCTAGAACAAATAATAGACTGAGTTGTACGATATGTTCCATTGGGCCAGTTTAATCCTACTCCAGTAGCAATAGCCGCCTGAATAGCCGCCGTGTCATCAGTGACCCCATCTCCCACCGCCCCAAACTGGAGCACTGAGACGATACCGTTTAGCTTCGATGCGTTTTGAAAAGATTTGCTGCTCATAGGTTGTTAGGAGATGCGTTGTTGTAATTTGTTTCCTCTTCTGGCTCGTTAAGCGAGCAGTAGTACTCAATCTCCTCTGGAGTCATGTCCCGTACTTTGCCGTTATCAACAATGCCAAATGTCTGTTTCATGCTAGGAAATGACAGCAAGTTTTCTGACGACTCCAAGGTTGTCTTTAATTCCAATCCAGCCAGCTATTGATCCTCCAGATGCATTGAATCCTGCGCCAAGCTGGACATAAGATCCCACACCCTTTGGAAGCAATGCCAAATCAACAACCGAATCAGAACCTTCTGAATAAATTGCAACAGCGTTTCCTGTTGCAGCACCAGAAACCTCAACGCGATTCACTGTACTGGATGGACCAGCTCTAACTGAAAACTGAAGTCCATTTGCCGTGTTAAAAAAAACAGGGCTTGCGTCATTTGTGTCTACGCGCAACGGTCCAACAGAACTTGAGACTCTTGCCTGTCCTCCAGTTGCAGACAAGAATGCAAAGTTATTTGCAGCACCAAGTGTGTTTCCTGTGTTTGTGACTACTCCTATAATATTTGCGTACTCAGTAATTTCAATTCCATACCTTGTGTTGTTTGTGGTGCTTGATCCATTGCATTCAATCTGTCCTCCAGCCCAAGAAAGGAACCCGCTTCCGGTGTTTGCGTTGCATGTAGAGCTGTGTGTCCGGCATGTTGAATTTGACAACGCTGCAATCCCAGCCTTGTAGCACCCAGAAGCAGACAGGTTTGCGCCTACAAGAGTAGAGCCAAACTCAGCTTGAAATCCGAAACCAAAGCCATTCGTAACGTCACTTGCATCATTAGATGTTGCTCCATCACAGAACACAGTCGATCCACAAAACGCCCAAATACCAACATCCCCAGCGTTCGTGACAACTGCACCGGGACACTCAACAAATGAGCCATTCCTTGCTGCTATCCCATAATAGAAGTTATTCACCTCCATCTTGTTCCCGCAAATTATTGTAGCCCCATTGTTGGCAAGAACTCCAGTAAAGTTGTTGGCAAGCCCAGCCTTTACTGTGCAATTAATGCGAAAGCCGTTTAGCTTACCAAGAACATTTCCGTTGGTAACAGAAAAGACATCAAACGAAGGATTGCCAACAATTTGTAAAATACAGTTTGCTGGGGTTCCTTCATTCCCAATAATTTGTATCTGCGAACCATTTGGGTGATTTGCATTGATCGCAGATGTCACAACATAAAGACCATCTGCCACTTGAATCTTCGCAGTCGTCCCCGGTTGAAGTTTCTTGGTTCTTAGAAAATCTAGTGCCGATTGAATGGTTGCGTACTGGGATGGAACACTCAAGACAATGTCTCCAATGGCATCCACGTCTCCAAAGTCGGCCACAGAAAGCGTCTCACGAGCCTTGTCCTGCATGTTCCGCGTGACAGCCCCTGTGCCGGCCTGAATGAACGACACAGCAGTGCCAGGTGTCTGGTTGCCAGTAATCACTGCCCCGCCCTGAAACAGGAACTCGTCCCCGGCAGCAGCAGGAGATGTCATCGTGACAGTGCTCGTGTTGCTCTCAGCGTAGTCTGTCCCACTGGTCAGCCTCAGGCCGTTCCTATAGACCTGCAAGGTGTCTGTGCCGGGCAGGTAGGTGAAGACAGTCAGCGTGAACGTAGTCTGCCCAGCAGTGGCTGTAATGACCTGTGTGGAGATGTCGAACACCGAGCTGGGAGCATCAGACTGGTCGAAGGCTGAGTACACGAATACACGCCGGCTGTTCCGTACAGTGATGCTATAGGTGTCGTTCTCGACGTAGACGTTACTAGGGCTGC